GTTTCTATGGGTGTTGGCAATGTCCCTGGCCGCTTCGCTGGCCGCTTGCGCAGCCTGGGCATCCGAGACATTGGACGACGTGGTGGAGACGTGAGACGACGTGGCCGCGTGCCAGGACTGAACATCCGAGTGGAAAGCAGAAACCTCGTCACGAGTGTCGCTGATGCCAGAGAAATTCAACAGACGGCTGGTGTAAGGAGAGGCGATGAACGTCGCCTCGTCAGGGAAAGATACAGGCGCACCAGTGATGCCAGTCACAAGGAACAAGTCACCAGCCACAGACTGGGCCAGATCAAGGTTCTCGTAAGAACTGCCAGAGTCGAAAACACCACGGTCGCGGAAGAGATTGGAGACCTTCACCCATCCAGCATCAGGGTCGCTGTTGCGAGCACCACGAGCCTGAAGCTGCTGCGTCACAGGGTCATAACGAAACTCCACAATGTCAGAACGCAAAAGGCCAGTGGAGCCGTCAAACAACTCAGAGAGCAAGGCGCCAAGAGACTTCCCGCCCTTCTCGGCATCCTCCATATACTGGTCAAGAACCTGAGGGCCATTGGACTGGCTCAGGAACCGGATCTGGTCAGTGCTCGGACGCGTCCTGGCCATCGTCAACCACCCGTCGCAGACACGAGATCACCACGGTCAACAGACTGCTGGATCTCCTCGTTGGGCCGAACAGATGCACCACGCATCTTCTCCATCATCGAAACCTGCTGACTCGGAGAAAGGCCGCTCTTCTGAAGCTGCTCACGCTCGATGCGGAAACGATCAAGATCCGTCACACCCATCGACCGGATCGCCTCCTCAGCAATCTGACCCATGTCATACTCCATGTTCAGGCCAGTGTTGCCCATGATCTGCAAAATGTTCATCCAGGTCTCAGCATTGCGCGTGGGCTCAAGAGGAAGCGTCCCGTCAATCACAAGGTAATCAATGTCACCCTGAAGATCCTTCGAGGCGTCGAAGTCCAAGTAACCATCGGCCACGTTGGGGATCAGAGCCTTCGGAGTGTTCTCGCTGTCCATCCGAATGGAACCCTCGAACTCAAGAGCATCCTGAATGTTGGACACCATCATCCGAACCATCGGACGGATCGTGGTCGCAGACATGACACGAGAAAGAACACCAAGACGCTGACTGCCAAGCTGCGTCAGACGGTGAATCTCCGTCGCCGTCCGGATCCCGTCAGACGTGGGCATACCCTGCTGAGCATCAGAAGCCGCAGATACACGCTGCTTCAAATCAGACATCATCGCAATGTCACTCAGATGACCACGCGTGACATCAGGTATGTTCGCGATGAACACACCCTCGTTCGCGGTCACACCAGGCATCGTGCGGACAACACCCCAAGGGTTGCGGTCGATCAGATCAGGAATCGCAACACGAGTCGGATCAGCAAAGATCAGATTGTTAAGAGCCGCAGAAATGTTGTCGATGCGGCTGCGCATCAGATAAGTCGCAATGTCGTGCATCGGAAGAATGATGTCGTAAAGCGACTGACCATGCGTCTTGTGAAGATCCTGGTGCAACGCACCAAACACACAAGGGAACTGACGGCCATACGGGTTGAGCTGGAACCGGATCACATGCTCCTCGTCCAGGATCGTGATCACCAAATAGATCTGGTCGATCTGAGGAAGGTTTAGCTCATAGCCGTTGAGACAAACCCACACCTCATCAATCACACGAGCAGGGCCAAGCTGGAAAGGATCCGGAGACGTCGCACCCGTCGTCGTGGAGGTCGGGTCAATGCTCAGACCACGACCCTCCTCCTGGTTCCAGCGATGAGAACTCCAGCCACGCTTGGGCTGCGTCGCACTATCCCGAAGCTTGGGATCAAGGCGAACACGCGGGAAAAGAGGCGAGCGCTGCAACGCGCTGAACGACATGAAGTCCGAAAAGACAACAAACTGCATCGCATCCCACTCACCCCAGTTCACACGAGGATCAGGAAACGTGCGCCGAGGGTTCGCGTTGACCAACAGGTTCTGGTTGGAACGCGCATCCCACGTGACCTTCATGGGAGCAAAGCCATACCGGATCGAATCCAGCAAAAGCTGCGCCGTGCGAGACTCGCCAGCCGTGCGTCGCATCTGCTGATGAAGAACCCGCTCAGTGATGAGAGACGCCTTGCGACTCTTGGCGTTCAAACCCTCAAGCTGGAACATCGGGTTCCGGCCAGTGATCGCAGCCATCATGTAGGTGAGGACAGTGTCGGCAATCGCACGAGTGTCAGCAATCACAGCCTTCTCGCGAAACTCCGTCGCATCAGGCGGAACATACACATCATGCGCGCGGTCAGCCTCAAGCCAGTGAGGATAACGCCGGGAAATGCGCGAGTGCGACATCTCGGACATCGCCTTCACATAGGAAACAACCTTGGCCTCCTCCTCCCTGGAAAGGCGCATCGAGATGTCGTCATACGCCAGAAGACGAGGCGCGTGCTCGCTGAGATCGCAGATCTCATACCGCTTCATATCCGCAGGAGAAGGAGCCGCAGCCGCTGGCTTTCGGGGTCGCTTGGCCAAAGGGAACCTCGTGAGCTTGTTGCACGAGTTTGTGGCAGGGGAAGAAAGGAAGCGTCGTCCCGAAGAGAGAAAGCGGCGGCTCAGCGCGATGGGGAGGAGAGCTGAGCCGCCGCCGTCCCAAAAGGCCCTACGGCTGGCCTTAGGGACCGGCGCCCGGAAGCTTCAAGGAGAGAGGGGGAGGAAGGAAGTCCCCGAGCGCCAAGATCACAGTGATACCCCTAAGGGTGACTGTCAAGCACCCCAACCACGCCAACGGCCAGATTTTAGAGAGGCGTTGATCGAGCTGCTGAAAATGCCACGCGCCGACGTGGTGCTGACATCGCCAACCTGACGCTCATACTCAGCGCGCAAGGACTGGCTCGTGTCGAGATGAAGCTCAATGTCCTCAGGCATCACGCCAGTCTTGCTCAAGATGTCCACGCCCATCGTGAACGCATCAACCATGTCGTCATGCTTGCCACTGGGGAACGTCGTGCACTCCTCGATAAAGCGGTCAAGCCAAGGCGCACGCTCAGGAAGAAAAACACGGCCACCCTCGATCAGAGGAAGAACCGAGTTGACACGCGCAACCTTGTCCTTCGTCACCTTGTAAGGAATGACCGACATGCCAGAACGGCGCTTCAACTCCTGGATCAAGGACATGCCACTGGCCTTGTCCTCAATGTAAATCCCACGCAAACCCTTGCCACGCCACAGGTTGTTAAGCGTGACCAACCGCATCTTCAGGTCCGGGAAGTCGAAACGACCGTGAACGAAATCAACAAGATAAATGTCACCCGCAGCGTCCATGCCCATGATCGCAACCGCCGAGTTGTCGTTCTCCTCACCCTTCTTGAACGCCGTGTCAGCCGTGATGATCAACGTAGAGAATGTGGTTGGGTCGAGGTCCTTGGGGTAAAAACGCCACCAGTTGGCCTTGATCAAGTTGCCGCCCTGAATGAACGGCTGCTGCTGGTAAAGCGACTCGAACTCACGAGGGTTCAGACGACGGCGACGGTTGAGATCCTCAAGAGGAAAACGCTCAGGCCAAAGAGCGACATCCTCCTGCTCGTCAGGATCTTCCTTCTGAGTGTTGGTCTCAGGGCAAAGATAGACCTTGGGACGGGAAAGGATGGCAGGATAGTTCAGATGGTGCCAGCGACCCTCAGCCCAGTCCTCCGACGCCATGAGGCGACCAGCCAAGTCGTCAGGATGCCAGCGCGTGAGAGTCACAATCTGCTTGGATGGACGGCCAGAGTTCTGAGGCTGAAGACGCGTGGCCAAGGCAGAGCTGTAGAAGTTCCACGACTTGTTGCGGTAAGTGGCAGACTCCGCATCCTCACGGTTGCGAATGGGGTCGTCCACCACCAACAGGTTGGCAGGACGGCCAGACGTGGTGCCGCCAACACCAATCGCGAAGTAACGACCACCCTCCGTCGTAGACCACACATCCTGAGCACGAGATTCAGGCGAAACCTTGAGGTCCGGGAACGCCTGCGAGACGACGTTGTCCGTCACAATGTCGCGGACCTGACGGCCAAAGTCCGTGGCCAGCTGCGCGTTGTAGGACGTGGACATCACATACCGCTCAGGATCACGGGCCATGAAGTAGGAGGGGAAGAGGACCGTGCCGAAGTGGCTCTTCGCGTGCCTCGGGGCCATCGTGATCAGGAGGTTGTCCACGCCCAACTCGTCTTTTTCGAGAGCGTCGAGCGTGTTGATCAACTCCTCCTGAAAGAACGGCAGCTTCCAGTTGGGATGACGCAGGCGAACAAAGCCCATGAAGGACTCAGACGCATCCTGAACAGCCAGGAGATGGCGGGCCAGGTCCTGATGCGTGATCTGCTTGCGAGACACAGTCAGCCGCGCTTCTTCTGCGCAATGGCGTGCGAGGCGCGCAGCTCAGTGGCCCGCTGGCCATCGTGGATCGTGTCGGCCATCACCGTGACCAAACGGTCCATGATGGCAGCCTGACGCTTCTCAGGAGGGATCGAGGAAAGATCAAGGCCAGACATGGCGCGACCGAACTCGGCAGGGGTGATGCTGGAGGTGAGAGCCTCCCGCTGGCGGTTGAACACCTTCATTGCTTGACACCCTTCTTGACGTCGTTGATGCCAGGGATCTCAAGGGAGGAAGAATCGACGCCAGGATAGTCCTCCTCCA